GGGTTGCAAGGACTTCAAAGCATTTGTGCATTTGATTACATATGGTGATGACAATGAAATGGGAGTGGATCAAAAACAGTCTTGGTTCAATCATTCAGCAATTCAACAAATTTTGAAGACTATTGATGTTGAATATACCATGGCTGACAAGGAGGCTGAATCCATGCCGTTCATCAACATTGATGATACTACGTTTTTGAAACGCAAGTGGAGATGGGATAATGATGTGAAAGGATGGTTAGCTCCTCTTGAATGGTCAAGTATTTGTAAGATGTTGACAATTGGAATTAAGAGTGATTTCATTTGTGCAGAGAAACAAGCCGTCGACATCATTGGCAGTGCGATGGGAGAATTCTTTCAATATGGAAGAAATGTATTTGAAGAGAACAGAAATAAGATGGTGAAAATTATTGAATATCACCATTTGGAAGATTACGTCGAAAAATCGACGTTGCCAACGTGGGAGGAGTGTGTTGAACGCTTTGAACACGAACAAAGAGTAATGGCTTGGGAACTTGAGCCATGTTCGGGAGAGCAAAAACATTAGCCAATGTCTAAACAGTTACTGCGTATTGTATATTTTGTATGTGTATATTTGTATGAGAGTGGGTTAGACATTTTTATTTACCAGGGCGTTCCCCAAAATTCCTTTTTAGGAATGCAGTTGGTTGATCTGCACTATACATACACCTGCGTATTTGTATAACTCTATGTATATGTTTGTATTTTTGAGTTTCTATTTCTATTTATTCAGAAAGTGTACAGGCTGACTCACAGCCTGAAGAAAATTCCAAAGTAAATTCTTTGGTCCCACCTAGTGTGGATGAGAAAGAGGAGCAAGTTGAAATTATTGATTTCAAAGATTCTGCTCCAGAACCCGAAGTTGATTATGCAACTTTGATGGATAGTACCTTTGACGGTGACAATGATGATCTAGGTCATCTCCAGAAATTTTTGTCACGTCCTGTTAATATAGGTATTTTGGATTGGACTCAAACAGCATTGACCAATCCTGTTGCGGCTATTTATCCATGGTCTGTATATCTGAATAAGACAGCTATTAGTTCAAAACTGTCTAATTTTAGCCGTTTTCGAGGAAAGTTGCATTTGAAATTTATTGTTAATGCTTCACCTTTTTATT